GGAGTCTGTCCTAAACCTACAGCGGCTTGCGTCAACTGTCCTTGATAAGCAGGATTAAGCAGACCTTGTAGTAGTGCTTGTGAAAATTTAGCCATTACTTAATTCTCCTTAATCAAACATGTCTATTACAGATGTCAGTAAGTTAACAGCACCGCCATCCTTTTGAGCAACTGGGGTAAACGCACCGCCTAGTAAGCCAGAGCCTAGACTACCCATTAAGTTAGCCTGCGCTTGTTCTGCTATCAACTGAGCCTCAGTACCACTCATCATAGTCTCACCGTACTGCCCAGCACCGTACAACTGTGCCTGTTGCTGCATCTGTGGGAACAATGATGAAGCCTGTAAAGCATTCAAAAGCTGTGACTGAGGAACATAACTAGCACCTAAGTACTGCTGACCCAGTGCAGCCTGTTGCTGTTGCTCTGCTTGTGCTTGTTGCATAGCACCCAGCATAGCCATGTTCTGTGATTCAGACTGTGCTTTAGCCATCGCTAGTTGCTCTGGTGTACCACCGTACTGTGCTGTCTGTACACCACCACGTCCTTGAGCAAACAAGCGTTCTTCTAAGGCCATGCGTTGACGCTCTTCTTCAGGGCGCTGTGCTGCTCTCATACGGCTATAGATGTCCATCTCTCTTTGAGCAGTAGGTTGCATAGCTTGACCATAGAAGCCTTGAGCGCCACCAAACAAGCTTCTCTGTAACGCTTGCTCTTGAGGAGAAACAGACATAGAAACATCAGTACCTCCGTCTGAACCAGCCCTAGCGCCAAAACCACCACCAGTTGCTGATGTCACAGTAAAGGGCTGAAACTGAGTCATGCCTTTTAGTTCTGTAGCTAAAGCAGTAGCGTCTACTTTAGCTTGTTTTCCAATATCTTCTAAACGATTGTAAGCCCCAGCAGAAAGAAGTCCACCACCGGCTATCATTCCTCCCAGCCCTAAAGCAGATAAAAGTTTCGCGTCCATTAGTAAGACCCTCCATCTATAGTGCCAGTGAAGGCTCCAGTAAGTGAGATAGCTGCCGCAGTTACAGTACCACTAGCAGTTATATTACCAGCTTCAACAGTACCGCTAAATATAGGACTAGCTAAGTTAGATTTACTGTTAACAGCCGTTTGAATGTTATTGAACTCTGTATCAAACTCACTACCACGAACAACTTTAGCAGCATTGCCTGTCGGTAAAGTATCCTTAGCAGTAAAGTTAGTTGTTTTAGTATAGTTACTCATACAATTTTACCTATCAGGGCTTGTGTGTTAATTTCTTGAAGGGACAAAGGAAAGCCGTTTATGTCAGCCTCAATACCTATTGTTACTGTTGAACCGCTTCCTGTCGTATTAGCTTTTAATCTAGATGTTAATGTACCACCTGTGTACTCTGATGCTGTGTTGTATTCAGACACACCAAAATAAGCAGTGTTAGAACTAGTACTTCCTATTGTAATAACCTGACTTGAGAAGTCTTCACTAAAGTCGTAGGCCCACTTCAGAACAACAGAAGCATTGGCACCCCCAACAATAGTAGGTATCATCTTCTTTAACATCTTTGTTTTAGACGAGTCACCATAAGTCAATGAAGGGCTGTAGTATCTAAAGCGATACGCAACGTCATCATCGTCGTACCCAGTGTACGTAGCTACGCCTGCTGTAGTCCCTACATATAACGTACCGTCTAACGATCTGTCGAAAGCCCTAAACAAGCTAGAGGGCCAACGAGTAACCCTGTATGCTCCGTTTTCTAGTTTTCCTTTGAGATCAAAGCAGTACGTTACATCTTGAGACAAAAAAGAAACAAGATAAAAAGAGTTCTCAGGACTATAGATAGAAGCTACTGGTAATGTTTCTTGTGTAAGAATCTCAATAAGTTCAGTCTTAATAGTGCCACTGAGGTCTGAGATAGGCAGAGACTTCTCTTGTATTACTCGACCTACACTACGCAAACCAGAGTAGGACATAAATAAAACATCAGTCCCTATATGCTGAACAGAGTCTCTATCGTAACAACCAACTCCTGCAACGGTATCTGCTAGTGTCATATTTGCAGGACTAACAGCGCCTGTGTACACAATTAAACTATGCTTACCAAAGATAATTAAAGCGTTGTTATGAGCAGCTAGTGCTACAATCTCATCACTACCATCAGGCCACACTTTAGAAATATCAATTGATCCAGAACTTCCTCCAGTAAATTTAACGCCATCAAGAAGGTCTGACCAGTAAATAGTCTGGTTGTCACTGTCACTACCGGCTACCCAAAGTCTACCGTATGCAGCTAGAACTTCGTTACACTTAAACGTAGCAGGAGTAGCACTCGAATTAACAGTAGTAAAGCTACGTAGCTTAGGTGAAGTAGCATTGTCGTATACTAGCGGATCGTAGCCCCGTTGAAAGAAGTAAGCCTTGTCGTTAAAGTTTACAATTTTCCAGTTGTCATCTGTGATAGTATAACTACCCGGACTAATATCAGTAAGCGTGTTTGTTCCTGAGAATATCTTATTGTTACCTGCGCTCAGAACAGCAGTAGCACCACCGACACCATCAACAAAGTAGTAATGTACTTTAGCTAAGTATTCGTTGTTCAAGTCTGTGCCTGTACCACCATTAGCTGTAATTGTGTTAATACCTTGACGCGCAGCAATACGACCACGCTTGTCAATAACAGCGTTATCAGCAATATCTGCAAAAGCAGGATCTTGTTGGAGAGGAGAGTCCTCTGTGTTGATCCCTTTAAAAGCAGGAGCAACCAAGTTTATACTTTGTAGTGGTTGTGCCATAAGTAATCCTTAAGGGGTATACCAGATAACTTCTTCTGGGTGCTTTTGTGCATCTAACGCAACGGCATCTGACAAGTACTTATCTGCTAGAGCAAAGTACTCAGGTGCTGACGTGCCCCCTGTCTCACCACGCTCACGGGCTAGTAACGCTATAGCCATATGCAAGACAGGCTGACTAGGAACATACAGTTTATCTGCATCGTCCGATAAGTCTGCGTTACGTAGAATAGCGTTGAACCTTAAAGTGTACACACCGTCAGGCTTAGGATAAACATCAACTTGAGTATCACCATTAACATCTACACCGTTAAACACATAGTATTCAGGAGAACCAGAAACAGGATCTTCCATCATATATTTCTGGTCAAACCAAATAGGTGTTTGATATCTTAAGTTCCAATCGCTAGTGTCGTTGTAAGCGTGTAAAAGTTTAATGTTGTTCTGTGACCCTGTTAACACGTAACTAAATATGTTTTCTTGGGTAGTTGCTGTGAGCGTAGTTCTAAGACCAGACCAATCCCACGCAGACTGCACAAAAGTTTTAGCGTCGTTAACAAAGTCTCCTACCATTTTACTATAAGTAGTACTTTGAACAGTAGTTACCTCATCTTCTCTGAGGCGTCTAAGTACATTGTTTACTAGTTCTAAGTAAGTCATAGTAGATCCTTAAATAAACTACCAAGCAAAGCTTGATTTAGCATTTTCATATATTGTGGTTTTTCTTTGTTTGTTAAAAATCCTAGCTCTCTTAGTGGCGCTGCTGCAAATTGATTACCACTTAAAACACCTGATGGTGCTGTTCTTACTACTTGATCGGCAGTAGGAGATGTAGGTGTTGCTGGAGCAGTACTAGACACCTGAGTAGTCTCTTGACTAACTTGTTCTTGTTGGTTGTTTAAATCATTGTAGTATTGAAAGCTACTAGTATAAGGCACGTCAACAGGAGTACCCTGACTAGGATCTCCATACAACGCAGCTATAATAGGATGCACTGGTGCTGATACTGGTTCTGGTATGTTGTTGTAATAACCAAAACTACTAGTATAAGGAACGTCAATAGGTGTACCTTTGCTAGGATCTCCGTAAAGCTTTGCAATAATATCATTCATGAAAACATTCCTTTAGTTCTTCTTTCAAACGATCTAGCAATAAGGCTATCTAATTCTTCTACGTAATCTTTCTTAGGTGTTTGTTGTATGCCTACAAGAGGAGTATCTTCATAACCTATACCGTAAACAGGCATAGGGTCAAACATTCCTTTACTTGGCATTGCTGACGATCCTGCTCCTGTACCCTCTCCTGTTCCTTCACCTGTTCCTTCGCCTGTACCCTCTCCAGTACCCTCCCCTGTTCCTTCTCCAGTACCAGTACCTGTACCCGTTGCCCCTGTACCGCTTGTTCCTGTGCCAGTAGTAGTAGTCGGTGTTGTTGCTGGCGTAGTTGCTGGTGTAGTAGCTGGCGTAGTTGCTGGTGTAGTAGCCGGTGTTGTTGCTGGTGTAGTAGGATTATAAATAGAACCTAAAACTCCGTAAAAGTCTCCAAAGGTTGAACCACTAGTTGTAGTAGTAGGCGTAGTAGTAGGCGCAATAATTACCTCACCATGCTCACCATATGAACCGGGTTCCGCGCCATCGTACCAACCACCACTTCCGTCGTTGACGTTACCAATGGGATCTTTTCGATATTCTCCATTCCATGTGCCGTTTTCGTTCCAACCACCTGTATCTGGTTTAATAATATAAACGTCACCATTTTCGTCAATCTCATAGTACTGAGGTGACTGACCCGTCGTAGCTGTTGTGGGTGCTGTTGTAGCTGTTGTAGTCGTTGGTGCTGTTGTAGCCTGTGTTGTTGCTGTTGTAGTAGCCGGTGTTGTTGCTGGCGTAGT